AACACGTAAGCGGGCTTTGCCCGCGCGAACCTGAAGGCAGCAAGGTCGCACGCGCGAACGCCATCGCGGGCGACGTAGAGAGCGGGCACGTGTTCCTGTTAGACGGCGACGCGTCGATCGAGGAGTTTGTGACCGAGTGCGCCGCTTTCCCCACTGGCGCGAACGATGACCAAGTGGACGAGATGACGCTTGCGCTAGGTGAGTGGAAAGCGACGAGCGCGGCAGCGCGCGCTTCGGTGCTGTGTAATCTCAAGTCGTGGGGCTTCGCTGCGCCGTGATAATGTGGCTGGCATGGTAGCTCGCAAAAAGAAGAGTGAGCCAGCATCCGCGCGCGCGGACCGCTGGGTCAACAGGCTCACGGCCATCGGTCACGCGCTCCGCGATAAGACACAGAGCGCGACTTTCGAGGTAGAGAACGTACCCGAGAGCGACGCGGAACAGGTGTGGCGCGGCGACGATCTCGGCGCCAAGATTGTGGAGCTACCACCCGCCGAGATGTTCCGCAAGGGCTACGCGCTCAAGATCGGTGGCGACGTTGCGGACAAAGAAGAGATCGAGCGCACAATGTCCGCGCGCTTCGCAGAGTTGCGCGTAAACGCGATGCTGCGCCGCGCGCTCGAATACCGGCGCGCGTACGGCGGCGGCGCGGTGCTCGTAGGCGCGGACGATAAGCAAGACCTCGCAAAGCCGCTAGACCCTGACAGGCTGCAGAGCCTCATGTTTCTAACGGTGCTGCGCCCGCGCGAGCTGATCCCGCGCGCTTGGTATCAGGACGCTACGCTGCCCAAGTACGGTGAGCCCGAAACGTGGTCGCTCATGCCAGACACTGACACGTCTAGGAGCAAGGTGATCAAGTCGAGCACGGTAGTACACGAATCGCGCTTGATAATCTTTCGCGGGCCGGTCACGAGTCGCCAACACTTGCGCGAGCGTAACGGCTTCGGCGATTCTGTGTTCGTGCGGCTGCTAACCGTGCTCGCGCAGTTTCACCAGATCTGGGGTGGGTCGGCGAATCTACTCTCTGACTTCTCGCAAGCCGTGCTCAAGATCAAGGGACTAGCTGAGCTCTTGTCGGGTAACAAGCGCGATGACGTCATGAACCGCGCAGCAGCTATCGACATGAGCCGGTCGATCGCGCGCTCTGTGATCCTCGACAGCGAGGAAGAGTGGCTGCGTCAAGCTACGCCTATGAACGGCTTTGCTGAGATGGTCGATCGGTGGATGCTCCGCGTCGCGGGCGCGGTCGATATCCCCGCGACTAAACTTTTCCGGCAAGCGCCCGCCGGTATGAACGCGACCGGCGAGAGTGATATCCGGCTATGGTACGATGACATCGGGAGCGCGCAGCGCGACGAGCTACTACCTGCGCTTGAGAAGATCGCGGGGCTCGCGTTTCGCGCGAAGTCCGGGCCTACCGGCGGCGTAGAGCCTGAGTCGTGGATGTTCAAATTTCACCCACTCTGGCAGCTCACGGAAAAGGAGCAAGCCGAGCGCAATAAATCACAGAGCGAAGCTGATGACCTGTACATCACTAACGGTACAGTCACGCCCGAAGAAGTCGCGCAATCGCGCTTTGGCGGTGAAGAGTTCTCGCTAGATACCAAGCTCGACATCGCGACGCGTGAAGCCTACGCGAAAGCGCTGTCGCAAACTGAGCCCACCGCGCCCGCTGATCCGAGTACGACAAGCGAGGGCGGGTCGGGTTCACTGCTGACGCCTACCGACATCGCGTCGATCGTGCGCGTGAATCAGGCGCTCGGCTGGCTAAATCTGCCGCCGCTCGCAAAGCCAGACGGCTCGCCCGATCCGGATGGCGCGCTCACCGTGGCGCAGTACCAAGCCAAAAACGCGACCGTGATCGCAGCTGCAGCAAGCGCGACGAGCGGGCAGGGCGCGCCGCCGCCCATCGCGCCCGGGCTTCCCACCGCGCCGAGCGTCCCGGATCGCGCCGACGCTATGGCGTGGTTCATGGCGGCGCAAGCGGGGCGACGTGGCGCGTAGACAGACACGGCTACCCAGGCAGCAGTCGCCGATCGCGATTGAGCGCGCGTACTTCGGCGCACTGCGTCCTATCGTTACAATGATGACGGCGGAAGTCAGCGCGCTTGTCACAGACCTAGAGCCGGTTTTCGCGGACGCGCGCAGCGATGCGCCGAGCGCGGAGCAAGCGCGAATCGAGCGCGCCAAGCGCCGCGCCGCCGAGCTCGTAGACAGCTACGCGCGGCGGGTCGAGGCGTCGCTTAGACCGCGCGAGCTGGCAGCGGTCGCCGCGCAGTTTGGCAAGCGCACGAGCGAGTTTCAAAAGGCGCAGCTAGCACGGCAAGTGCGCGCGGCGGCGAGTATAGATCTGAACAAGATCGCGCTCGTAGAGAAGGGCATCAAGTCGAGTGTAGACGGGTGGATCGCAGAGAATGTCACGCTGATAAAGACGATGCCGCCCGTGTACTTTGACGACGTGAAAGAACAGGTACTAGGCGCAGTCGAGCGCGGCACGCGTCATGAAGTGCTCGCGCGGCAGATGGTCGAGCGCTACCAGATCCCGCAGAATCGCGCGGCACTCATCGCGCGCGACCAAGTGGGCAAGCTGTACGGGAACCTAAACGGCCAGCGCCAACAGAATCTAGGCGTGACGCGCTACGTGTGGCGCACCGTGCGCGACAATCGCGTGCGCGATGACCATGAGCTAAGAGACGGCGAGTCTTTCGGCTGGGACTCCCCACCCGATGACGGTAACCCGGGCGAGCCGATAAACTGCCGCTGCTACGCTGAGCCGGATCTCTCGGACCTGTCAGCGTTGCTTGACAGCTAGCCCGCGCGCGCGCGAAGATCTGGGCTATGCCGTGGATCGCCATTCCCGCTTGGACATCTATCCCCGCCCTAGATGCGTTGGGTGTAGGCGCTCCCGCTGCCTTGCCTCAAGCGAACTTTAACGGGATCGAAGTGCGCGGGCGTGTCTTGACCGGCACGAGCACGAGCCGCCTAACCTTGCTGCGCAAGTTCCAATTCAGCGCGACATCGTTTCGATACCTGCCCTTCAAAGTTGATAAGGCTTCGGCGCCTCTTGAGTACGCGCCTGCGCTGGGGTTTTTCTGCGACCAGTACATCATCGGGGATATGTTTGCTGGCGAGAGTTTCGCGCTCTTGAATAACGCGGGCGAAATGACCTTCGGTACCGGTGACGATCAAGGCCTATGGATTCGCGGGATACGGGTCTAAGCCATGGGCGGCACACGCTTTCCTGTAGAACGCACCGGCATCACTGGCGCGGCTGGGCTTCCAGGCACCGGTGGCACGGGGCTAGTAGTGCAGACGGGACCGACAACCACGGCTGCGCGTACGCTTACCGCAGGCCCCGGCGTCGATGTCACGAATGGTAACGGCGTTGCAGGTAATCCTATCGTCGGCCTAACGCCTATCGCGAGCGCAATCACGTTTCCGTTCCCAGTGAACCTGTCGATCAACACTTTCGGGCAGGTCGTCAGCTGCGGTACGAGCGAACAGCCTGCGCAGATAGTCGAGCTAGGGAAACTAGGCATCCCGTTTCTAGGCGGTACTTGGTCGCCTTCGGAATTTATCGGTGCGACTACCGGGTCATCGTCTACGCCCAACGCGACCGAGGCGGGCGGATTCCTTGAGTGCGACGGCAAGTCGCGGATCGATCGCTTCCTCATAAAGACGGCGGTGCCTTACCCACCATTCGTCGATTATCAGGTTGAGATCTGGGAGCGCGACGAGTTCGGGAACTCTACTCAGGCCATAAGCGACACCAGCGGCCTACCGATCGTGATCGTAGTCCCTGCGGGATCTACGGTTGGGTTAAACAATACTGATGTCTATACGCAGCTCGACAACATAACCTTGCAGGTGCGCTCGGATGCCGGTGTCGGCTGGAGCCCCGGTCAAGCGCAGGTTGTCGCGCGGCGTGTTAAAGATATCTAGGAGATCATGAGATGAGTTCTTACGTACTGCTAGGACCCCTACGCGGGAAGCTAGATCCGTCATCGCCCGTGTCTAACGTCGGGCTAGGCGAGCCACTAACCACGGTTACCGATACCGGCGCGGGTCCGCTGATCCTGCTACCGTGCGCAAATGACACGGTGCCGGACTACGTGGCCGGATCTCAATCGTGCCAGAAAGTGATCGCAGGCAGCATCCACGCCATCACCCCCGGTGCGCCAATCAGTTTGGCGGGCACGGTCGCGAAGGGTGACCTGCTCATGGTATCCAGCGGCGGCTTTATCAAAGCCACCACGGGTAAGAAAGTGATCTGCGCTGCTGCTGCTGCTGGCGTGGCGGGCGACATTATCTCAGCCGCTGCGATCCCCGTAACGGCTTAACACTCAGCGCGCGAGCGCGAAAGGTAACACATCATGATTCCTGCATTACGTCGTGTTGGTTTGGCTGCGCTTCTCGGTCTGGGTTTAATGCTGGCAAGCGATGCCGATGCCGTGACCTACCGGTGTCTGAATCTGGGCGCGACCAGCACGAACGCGCCCGCGTCTTTCGCGCCGGGCGAGTCCGGTACGTTGCCCGAGGGCACGCCGATCCAGATCGTGACCTACCCGCAAACCGGCGCGGGTAATGACCTACACCGCGTCAAGGTCTGCCCAGACGGCGCCAAGCCCGACGGCGTGGTAACGCGCGTAATCAGCAACGTGACCAGCGGCGCCATTATGTACGCAGCCGGGGACCGCGTGCCCGCGCTCGCAGGTGCCGCGATCGCGAAGGGT